GACCTTGTCCGTCTCGGTGAGGACGCGAATCTCGACCTCGTCGTAGAGGGCGTAGACGAAGTTCTGCGGGTGCGTGAAGACGGCCGTGTCCTCGGGCCACGCAGCGACGCCGACGACGTCGTACGAGAACGGCGTAATGTCCTCGTCGCCGAAGATGACGGCCGAGCCCAGCGGATCCTCACGCTCGGTCAGCGCCATCCGGTACTGCTGGACCTTGTTCTCGTTCATGTAGACCACGGGCTCGAACCGATCCGAGCGCAGGTACTTGTTCGGCATCGCCTGGATCGCCTGGTCGAACAGCGACGTGTCGACCGGCTGGGCGTTGCCGTTGTCGTCCGTGTGGTCGTACGTGCTGGTGTCGGTGGAGTTCGAGAGGATCTTCAGCCAGCCGTCGTTCTGGTTGAGGAAGTTGTCCCCGCTGGACTCGTCACCGTTGATCCCGAGGTCCTGCGTGTCGACTGCGAACTGTCGGGCCAGCATGTCCAGGACGATCTCGTCGACGTTGTCGAGCGTGTCGTCGACGGACTCTCGAGAGAGGTCGTACGCGAGCGTCCCCTTCTCGACGTCGAGGCTGACGGCGTCGGTGTTGACTTCTCCCGAGCCGCTGTCACCCTCGTTTTCGTCGGCGCCGCGTCGCATGCGCTCGCCGACGCTGATGCGGGGCAGGTCCATCTGCGGCCGCGGGAGGTCCTCCGTGCGGGCCCCCTCGAGCATGGTCGCCGAGTCGACGACCTTCTGGTACCAGTCCTCGAAGAGATCCCGCGGCAGGACGCCACCGGCCATGTCGGTCGTGTCGAGCTTTTCGACTGCCTTCTCGTTCTGCGTTCGGGTAGCGTGAATCGTCATCGTTAGTTACCTCGAGCCTTCCGCGGGTCCAGCGTGAAGCCGCCGCCCTTCTCGCTCTCTTCGCTCTCGACCTTCCCGATCTGCTGCGAGTCGGTACCGGTCTGCTTCGAGATCGCGTCGATGCGCGCCTCGAGGCTCTTCGCCCACTCGGGCTTGTCTTCGCCGTCGTCGTCGAGCGCCTTCTCCTCGATCTCGTTGATGCGTTCGTCGAGGTTCTTCGCCCACTCGGGGGCATCAGCCATCGGGGCGTCGCCGGCGCCGGCGTCTTTCTCCTCGCTCTCGAGGTCGTCGATACGGTCGTTGAGAGCCTTCGCCCATTCAGGAGCGTCGGCCATCGGGTTGTCGTCGTTAGTCATGTCAGTAGAGTCTGTGTCGTCCGGCGTCTCGCCGCCGGCAGCGGATTCAAAAGGCGGTCCGTCCGTCCCTGCGCTGTCTTCCTCTTCGTCCTCATCGGGATCCGGCCAGTCTCGAGCGGTGTGCTCGGAGAGGTCGAAGGACGTATCCTCGCGATCGGTGAAGCGCGTAATCCCGTGATCGACGCCGGCGTCCTCGAGGACGTCCGCCGATGCGTCGATCGCCGCGAACAGGTTATCGCGGTTGCGGGTCGAGAGTGTGCGGCCCTCTTTGGCGATCGGGTTCACCTGCAGACCGGACGCGCCAAACATGGTCTTCGCTGCCTTCGCGTTCAGCGTGTCCATCTGCTCGACGGTGTTCCCTGTCGCTTGCTCGAGGTCGCTAACACTTCCGTAGATGCTGACGTGTGGCTCGTCCAACTGATCTGGGAAGACTTCGTTCCGCCAGTCGACGTACACGTCGCTCTTTGGGAAGTCGACGCCGATCCCAAGGACCTCGTCCTCGTAGTTTTCGGCCTCGTCCTCGGGAGCGGTGACGCGGAAGACATCTGCCTCGAAGTCGTCTGCATCTTTCTCGGCGCCGCGACCGTGGTCCGGGGCCTCGGACGTCTTCGTCGGAGTGTCGTCATCGGACCCGGCGCCTGGGAAGGCGTTGAAAGCAGCCTTCCCGATCCGCTCGAAAAAGGACTGCTTCCCTGGCTCGCCCGACCCCTCAACGTCGATCGCACTGTTGAGGGTCTCCCAGAGCTGATCGGCGTCGTCTTCCGACCAGTCTGGATTGCGTTCGAGGGCTTCCTCGACGAACCCATCGCGGTTGCCGAGGTGATCGGCTAGCCGCTTCTCGGCCTCAGCCTTCGTCTCGAGGACTTGCGCGTCGGGGACGGCAGGGATGTCGACGCTCGAGACCTCGCGGATGGTGCCGCCGGCCAATTCCCAGACGAGTTCCTCTTCATCGATCTCGTCGGGGACGTCGACGTCCTCGAGCTCCTCTTGCTCGTACGGGCCGCCCCACTGAACCGCGATCGCGCCGATGGAGAACGCCCCGAGGATGTCGTCCTTGACGAGTTGCCAGAGGTCGTCGTCGTTGAACTTCCACGACTGGATCCACGCGCCGGCCGGGGCCTCCTTGCCGCCGATCTCGGTCGCTTCGTCGAGGACCTCGTTCCGCTCGAGTTCCATCCAGTCGGAGGGCCAGACGGCGTGCATGAGGCCGCCGTCGGCCTGCCCGACCTCCATGAAGTCGCCGAACTGGTCGGCGAACCCGCGAATGGTGTCCTCGCGGGCGAAGTCGAACTGCAGGTCGACCTTGTCCGGCACCATCACGATGCCGGTGGCGATCTGCTCGTCGTCGTCCTTCGCGACGAAGTCGACGCGCTTGGTGAGCTGTTCGTCCTTCTTGTCCGTCATGTGTCAGTCCTCCTGTTCGTCATCGTCGTCGGCGTCCGCGTCGGCGTCCTCGAGTTTCCGGGCTCGACCGGTGGAGAGGACGCCACGCTTCTCGCCGCGCTGTTTGTCGCTGTTGGTCATCGTGAGAATGTCCCGGTCGGGCCTCGCTCGCACGGGGAGTCGGGGAGCTCCCGTGCTCACGGTCATCGGCATCAGCAGTTCGCGTCAGCTGCTACAGTGGGATGTCGTCGGGGATGTCCCCCGATCCGGGACTTGGCCCCTCCGGGAGACGATCGTGGTTGTTCGTGATCTCGAGATAGCCGTACTCGAGGCGGATGTTGTCGTAGTGGTAGCTGCCGTGACTCGAGGCGCTGGTGAGCGCCTCCCAGACGGCTGCCGGGACATCAACGTAGACGTACTGGGAGTTCTGGCCCTCGTCACGCTTGAACGACAGATAGAGTTCCCGCTCCCCAAAGTCGTAGAGCCCCTCATTCAGATTCGAGCTGCTGAACTGCGTTTGTTCGAGCGGGTCCTTTGTCGCGACGCCGTCGACGACGTCCAGGTCAGCCTCGACATCGGTCCAGTCGCGCCCGCCGATCTTGTTCTCCTCTGGCGGGAGTTGGTCCTCGAGCGATGGTTCGTCTACCCCAGGCGGCCCCTGACGGCCGCCGGGTTCCGCGAGCAGGGTGTTGCCGTCAGTGGGATGGTCGTCGGGCAGCGGATCCCAGCCAGCGGCCTCTCGAGCCTCGTCGATCGTGACCGCCCGGCCCGCAGCGTCGACGCGGTTCCGGGCCACTCGAGCGTTCTTCTCGGGTCGGTCAGCGCCACGGAGTTCGAACTGGATCGTCCAGTCGTCGACGCCGAGTGCGGTCTGGTGGAGGATCTTGTAGAGACGGGCCTCGAACTTTTTCTGCTCGGGTGCGATGACGTCCTCGGCGAACTCGCGGACCTGCTCTTTCGAGTTCGACCGGTTCGAGGTGTCCGTGACGTTGATCAGGATCGGCGGCACCTCGTGAACCTTCGCGATCTCGTGTTCGTTGCGTTCACGGAACTTCTGGAACTCCATGTCGAGATCGTCGCGAGAGCCGACCGGCTCCAGTTCGATCTCGACGTCGTTGCCGTCCTCGTCGTTCAGGTCCGTTTTCTGCTCGAACTCCTCGACCTCGAGGATCGCCGTCCGGTAGCGGGTTCCCTTCAGGTTGTCCATCAGGTCCCGGAGTTCGTCCTTCGAGTCCTCCGTGAGCGTCCCACCTGTGACCTTCACGACGTAGTAGGGGATGCCGTGGTGGTCGAAGAGGTCGTGGTTCCACTCCTTCGCCGCCTGGTCGGCCCCCATCGTCTGCATGGCCGCGACCCAGTCGGGGATCCCGTAGTACAGCGACAGCGGCGACGGGTTCTGGATGAAGATGAGTTCATTCGCGGGATCGTTCTTGAGTTCTTTTGCGCTCGAGGCAGTCTTCCCGGTCTCCCTGTCGACGAAGATCGGATCGTCGCCGTAGCGGTCGACAGCCTCACCGAAGTAGCGTCGGCGGCCCTGGCGGACTTGGAGGTAGCCGTGGCCGCTCTGGATGACCTCCTTCTCTTCCCCGTCCTCGGTCTCGATCTTCTTCGTCGTCTTCCGCACCCGGACCGTCGTTGCCGGGACGTGTGCCAACCCGATCGGCGTGCCGTCGCCCTCGGCGAGGATCTCGAGTGCAGCCCAGCCGACCCCGTGGTAGTCCTGTCGAGCGAGTTCGAGGACTTCCTCCGGCGTCGATGCGGCTGTCCCCTGGGGCCCGATCTGCCAGCTCGAGGTGGCTCCGTGCCAGAGCGTCTCGACGGCATCGTGATCCTCGCCATCTGGATCCGGGTCATCTGCCTGCGGGTGGGGCACGATATCGAAGCCATAGCCGACCTCGTACCGAGACTTCTTCCGAACGCAAGCCTGGTGGGTCTCGTTGATCTCTTGGAAGGCAGCCAGCGTCTCCGGGTTGTACGGCGGCTGGATCCCGAGGCCGGCGTCGATCGCGATCCGGCGCTCATCGAGTTGCGTCGTCTCGCGGGCCTTCTCCATCGTCTCCCCGTTGCCGAGGGTCGATACTGAAAGTGAGATCTCGGACGATTGGTCGTCTTCGGAGTTACTCATCGCTACCGAACCCTCCTCGGTGTGGGGAGTCCGTCAAGGAAATTTGGGCCGTGCCGGCATTCGAACGAGACAACCCGGTCTGTGAGGTCCCGGATCGCGTGGTTGATATCCTCGAGTTCTTCGGCTACATTACCCAGTTCATCGAGTCGATCAATGAGTTGGTCGGTGTCGATGCTCTTGGTCTGACTGTCTTCGGTATTATCTCCCTTCATGTTTTGTCTGGTGAGTTAGAGGTAACTGACGCCGCTGCCACCGTCCGAGCCGCCCTCATCTTCGTCGCCGGCGTCGCGATCGTCGACGTCGTCGAGCGCGCCCATCGACTCGAGTTTCCGGAACCCCTTCTCGGCCATGTACCACGACGCGATGAGGTCCGGCGTGTGACCGTGGAGCTTCCCGTCGCGACGCTCGAGGGACTGCATCGCGGTGATGAAGTCCTCGGTCGGCCGGTGGCCGCGGTGGAAGAGGATGTAGCCGTTATCGACGAGCGTCCGGATGCGCGGGATGCCGTTCTCCCAGCTGTGTTTCTGCCCGGATGTCGTCAGCCCGGTCACCTTCGCGGCCAGTTGGGCGTCGAACTCGATCGCGTCCTCGGCGACGTAGGACTGCATCCCGTTATCCTCGATCACGATCAGCGCGGGGTCGTACCGCCGGTCGAACTCGAGGAGTTGGTTCTTCACCTCGCTGGGTTTCATCCCCGCCTCGGCGTGGGCGTCCAGAAGACGACGTCGACCGTCGCGCTGCAGGAGCCAGACCGAGAAGGCAGCGTCGTCGCCGGTCGGCGAGTTCGCTGGGTCGTGGCCCAGGATGATCGCCTCGCCCGGACCAGCGCGGTACTTCGGCGGCGGGTCACGATCGTCGATCGAGCAGCCGCCCTCCGCGGCCGGCTTCCGAACGTCGGTCGCCTCGATCAGGTTCCCGCTCGAGCCCATGATGACGAGGCAGTACTCTCGCCAGAAGCGGTGGTCGGCCATCTGCGACCGTTTGTTCTCGAGCCACTGTGGGCCTCGAGCCTCGGGCCAGAGTACCTGGAGTGTCTCGCCTTCGTTCCACGGATCAGCGACCTCGGTGTAGAGCTCGGGATCAGGCCGGCGATCCTGCCAATCGTCGTCGGCGCCGAACTGCTGATCCCAGAAGTCGAGGATCGCGGGATACTCGTCGAACTCGTAGCCCTCGAGCGACCGATAGTCGTTGTAGATATCGGCCGGTCGCTTCCGGGTCCCGATCATGACGGTCCGACCACCCTCCTTGACCATCGGGACGGAGACGGCCTGGATCCAGTCGAGAACGTCCTCGGTGTCCCCGTCTCCCTTCTCCTTGATGATGTCGTCCAGAACGAGTAGGTGGGCGCGATCGCCCTCGATCCCGCCGAAGAGCCAGCCGGCGTTGAGCATCGAACCGTGGGCCCACTCCTTCGCCTCGATCGTGTCCTTCTTTCGCGGCCCGTTCAGGTTCGTCAGCCACTCGTTGCGTTCGACGAACTTCCAGAACTCGGTGTCGGCTTTCTTCTTGACCGAGCCCTGGTTGTTCATCGCCCAGACCGCTCGGAAGCCGTCCTTGTACTCGAGCGAGGCGATGAGGTACGCCAGCGTGATCGTCGTCTTCAGCCCGTCGCGATGACAGAGCAGGACGCGATCGCCGCCATCGAAGCCCTCGAGCCAGCGCTCGTGATGGTCGCCGAGGAGGTAGTACTGGTCGTCCTCCATCTCCTCGGCCATGTAGTTCCGAGTGAGCTCGTTCGCGTACGTGATCCAGTCGCCCGTCTCGAACGGGTTGAGGAGATCACGTTTGGTCTCCGGGTCGGAGACGAGCTCGAGGAGTTGCTCGGCGCTGCCGTCGACGTCGTCGGCGTCGAGGAGGCTACTCATCGGTATCGTCGCCTCCTGCAGAGTGCTGCTGTTTCTGCCGGATCAGCTCTCGAGCGATCTCTTTCTCGTCCTCGCCGAGTTCCTGCGTGGTCGTCTGGTCGACATCGGCATCGACCGTCGCCTCGAGCTTGTCGGCGGGCTTCTCGATCACGCCGAAGTCCGCGGCCCACTGACGGGCCTCGCGGAGGAAGCGATCGTCAGCCGTCCGAAGGTACTTCGCGTACGCTTCCTTGACGACGTCCGCCGCGAAGTCGTCGCCGTGCTCCTCGAGGTCCAGCGCCTCGATTGCCGCGGCCTCGTCCTCGGTCAACCCCTCCTGCATGAAGTCCTGGAACTCGGAGTAGCCACCGTGCTCGTGGTTTGGGTTGGACTCGCCCCACTGCTCCCCGGTCACTGGATGTTTACTGCAGGGTCCGATGGATCGGTCCTTACCCCAGCCGGCCGCCAGCAGGCAGTACTCGTAGTCGTCGCGTTCGCGGCCGTGCTCGGTCGGGGTCGTCCGGTCCGACTTGACGGCGCCGCAGATACGGTGGCCTCGTTCCGGATGGATCGCATGGCCACTCTCATCTCGAGGTGGCTCGCTCGAGATCTCGTACTCTTCGGCTTCGTTGTCTGTCATTGGTGATTCGTTGCGGGGTGGAGTGTCAGTGGTGAGTCAGCGGCGTGGACCGCTCCGTCTCACGCCGCGAGGTCCTCGTCGAGAGAGGCCGGACGGGGTCTTCGGGGAGTCGACGTCGTCGGGGCGATCGTGTTCGCCCTCGAGATGGCACTTCTTGCAGCGCTTCCGGAGGTTCGCCGGATAGCCGTTTCGTTCGTCCTGGTCGCGATGGTGGACGTCCACTCGAGTGGCTGTATCAAATGAGCGGCCACAGCCGGGACAGCGTCGACCGCCGCGCTCGCTGTGCGTGCGTTCACGATGGCGGTCTCTCGAATCTGTCATGGGGACTCGATCAGAAGCCGGCGAGTGCACTCCGGGCAGAGCGTGATCAGGTCGCCGGCGTCGTACTCGTGTTCGTGGAGTTGGCCGCCGATCCGAGAGCTCTTGTACCACTCCTCGTTGAACTCAGCGGTAAGTGCTGGGCGACCGCTATAGATCGTATCGCGGTTGCAGAATCCGTCACAGTTGTACTGGTAGGTCATGATATGCCCGTGAGTGGTGGAGGATCCTCAAGGTCCTCGAGATCGCGCTCGATCCGGATTGGTACTGGCGCGGCGCCAAAGTGCCAGTCCGACTCGGTCCCGCAGTACTCACAGCGGTAGCCGTAGACGTCTTCTTGGCGATCGCAGCAGACCGTTCCCTGGCTGTAGAGTTCTGCGGGGCAGCCGGGACAGCAGAGTCCAGTTGACTGGTCGTGTGGGATCAGCGTCTCCCCGCAGTGGTCGCAGCCGTTTCGACGAGCGTCCTCAAGGAAGCGATCGGGGACGAGGACGTCGCGCTTACAGCCGAAACAGCGGAAACGGTGGTGTGTCTCCCGAGACAGGTATGCGACGAGTCGGTTCAGGAGTGTTCTGTTGAATTGCATGAAAATTACCGCCAGTACTCCAAGTCTAACGCGTTTCGCATCCGGAGCCAGCTGCCCTCGACGCCGTCCCAGTAGATGAGCCAGCCGCCCTCCTCGTACACTTTGATGTCTTCTCCGCGCTCGAGAGGCTCGTCGGACATGGTTCAATCAGTGATCGGGAACGAGGTCGTCGCCGGGAAGTCGTCGTAGCCCCGTCCCGCTGCGGGCCCGACGGCCTCGATGCATGATCGACACGCATCCTCGCCGCGGTACTCGGCCGGCGCCGAGAACATCCCCCGGCCAGCGCAGTCGTCGACGAACTCGAGCGAGCAGGCCCACATGATTACTTGCTCGTAGGGAGGAGTCGCTCAACTTCGATGTTCCAGAGCCGGCCGACCAGGAGGAACACGAGCGCCGAGAACAAACCGTAGTACGGCGGCGCAACGGCATCTACTCCCTCGAGCGTGAGAGCAAGCGTGATCGCCGACCAGAGGCCGACAAGGATCAACGCGATGATCTTCGGAATGGCGTCGTTATCTTCGTGTGGCATCAGCGCCCTCCAGAGGCAGATGAGTTCGATCTTCGTCCGGTCCACAGGATCAGGTTGGTGTGATTTCGTCGCCATGGCATCTGTTAGTCTTCAGAACCACCGCTCCCTGAGCTCTGCCAGGCTTCGGCAGCCGCGGTAAGAGCCTCAGAGCCGAACGCCCACGCCAGTGACGCGAAGACGCCGATGCCGAGAATAGCGATGGTCCACAGCGGGGGATCGACCGGTTCGACACCTACTGCGGGCAGGAGTGCGTACGTCAACGTGAGTACGCAGGCCGTCAGGACGAAGGCGCCGGCGTAGAGGTCGTTCCCCCACCAGACCCGCGTCTGGGTCGACGTCGTCCCTCCGGCGTCGCGGATCGAGTCGTCGAGATCTTCATCGGTCTGTTCGTCTGGTGTATTACTGTCATCGGCGGTGTTGGTTGTGTCAGTCATCGGTCTGAGTTGTTAGCCGAGGAGCCCGAGGATGTAGGCCTCGAACAGCCAGTCGAGTGGCGTCCAGATGCCGAACGTGTGCTC